GATGACGAGCTCAATGAGGCCTTCCCTTGTTGACAAGCGATCACTTCTTCACCTCATGGGAGGCGAGGTGTAATCACCTTGCCTTCTTTTCCTCATCTTTCTGGGGTGATACGTCCTACCGGTCGTATCACTCTTTCCCTGGATGTTCCAGGGTGCCTACTCTACTCTTACTCAAGGAGACCGTATGACAGAGAACACCGCCATCGTTCACGCTTCAGAACCGACTCGCGTCGAGCAGTCCCACCTCGCCGCTGCGCTTGCCGCGCGGCGGAAGGAGCTCGACCGTCTCGAGGCCAAGCTCCTCAAGACGCTCGACGCGATCCAGGCAGAGCGTGTTCGTATTGACCGGTACTTCGACGTCCTCGGATGAGGCGGCGTCGCCCATCCCCTCCCCTCCGCGGGAGGGGATGGGCTTCCATCTGTTTCTTTGCTTCTGTTTTCTACTCTTACTTTCAGGAGATCGCATGCCTACAAACCCGTCCTGTCCGTGTTGTGGTGGTTCTTTCTGCCCCAATGACTTCGTCTGCACCCTTTGTGGTGCACCCTATGACTCATTTGAGTTCCCACCCGCTACTATGCCTGTTCGGGTGGTCGTGGACGTTGTCACTCTTCCGCGTATAGCGGGGCTCAACAATGAGCTGTGGCTGATGTACTCTGACGAGCCTCTGTCTGATGCAACCTTGTCTGAGGCTGTTCGCACAGAAAGGCCTTGTCATCGTTGGCTGGCCACGTTCCGTCGCATCGACGGTGCGCCGGTCCGTGAGCTCACTCCCACTACCCCTACTTACGGAGCGTACCGCACGAGAGTTCTCGTCGTGGCCACGCCCCGCGTAACGAGCGTTCGAGACGTTCTCGAAGCTCACTGTGTGGACATGCTGTCCACTCTCACTTCTCTTACTGGAGATCGTAATGCCTGAGATTCCCCGTTCACCGCTGTTGCTCGTCGTCCCAATCGTTGCCAAGGGCCTGCACACGTGCTATTTTCAGTACCTGCTGCCGCCCGCTGACTCGATCGAGCTGTACTATCATGACTCTGGCATCGATCTTCGTGCCGAGGCGATGCCGTCACTGAAGGATAAGAAGGCGTACCGCTTTCTCTCCAAGGCTTGGCGCCCATCCGCCGATCTCACGTCATCCGACGGTGAGACGTGGACCGAGAAGGTGCAGACCACGTCGAACACCCCTCTCGGGTTGTGGCGCCGCCACCTTCTGAGCTGGGCCGAGGACGGGAGCGCGGACGAGATCCTCTGTCCGTCTATTCACGCCTGGTCATATACCCGCGTGGCCTTCGTGGATGGTGTGACCATGGGTGGATATCGAGCCTCCGTTCCCAACGTCTCCCAGGCCAATTCGAGGATGGCCAATCTGGATCTCGCCAGTATGCGCATGCTTCTTACGTCAAGCGCCAACTGCTGGGAGCGCGTGATGTCCTCCGTCCGTCTCATCACTAAGGAGAACGGATACCGCACGGACCCACTCTCCTTCCAGACGGCGCTGCGCAAGATGATGGCATCCCAGTCGCCCGTCACCGGTAGGTCCGTCCTTTCCCCCGCTGACATGAAGCGTCTGCTTTCGGAACCTTCTCAGGGCATCATGATCTCCGATGCCCCTACTGTCGCTGACTAAGCGACACCCTGTACCCACCCGGGCCTAGCTGGCCCGGCGTGGGGCTTCACGCCTGTCGATTGGTGTTTTACCATGCCCTGGTACACCCTTGATCCCGAGTTCGTTCGCTCGAATAACTTCGGGTACTCTATCTACGCGCCCTTGTCGCGCACTTGGCGATTCGTCGATGATGGAGACTTCATCGATGAGATTGACTGGACTCTAGGCTTCTGTGGATACAGGCCCTGTCTTAAGTACTCGATTCGGGAGACCACTAATACCTCTTCCACCTTGCGGGAGCATGGGATTCCCCCTTCTGGGGACCCGATTCCCTATGCTCGCCCCAACAACGGTCTACCTTCTGGCACGACCGTCGGGGATAACACGTGGGGTCTGAAGGACTGGCTGTTTATTGGCGTCCTCGCGGTCGGACTATGGTTCTTCTTTCTTCGAAGGAGATGACATGCAAGTGTTGATACTTCTTGTTCCCGTTCTGATTGCTCTTCTCGTGCTCCTGACGTCTGGCGTTGATCTTGCCAGGGCTTGGATCACCCGATGATGTTTCCTCTCGCCCTCGCAGCGATGATCGCCATCGACAAGCTGGTTCTTGAGCCCAGGTCATCCGAGGATAGGCGCCGTCGCAAGAAGCGCCGCCGTATTCGGGTGAAGCGTCGTCGCCAGGCACCTACGGTTGTTGTACCTGTCTCGGAGAGTGAAGAGCTCCCCGTTCCGGTGCAACGTCCTGCTCCTGCTATGGTCCCAGCCACTTCAGGCGGAGTACCGAGCGAGGAGTTCTCTCTCTCTCCGGCTGAATCTGAATCTATTGAAGAGGGCGGCTTCTCTGTTGAAGCCACCCCGTCTACTCAACCTGAAGCCGAAGGCTTCACATTTTCGGAGTAATCCATGAATCAGAAGACGATCATGTACGCTGCGTACACGTTCATTGCATTTGCCCTCCTTTCGAAGTTCTCGGGCGGTGCCGTGACTGCGATGGCCAAGAAGGCCCCGGCTCCCAAGGCTGCCCCCGCGGCCGCCCAGCCGAAGAAGAAGAAGTCCAACTTCTTCTCCAAGGCGCTCGGTTTCGGTCGGAAGTTGATCGGTTTCGATGCTGACGGCAATCCCGTCTACGAAGCCGCCTCGGCCGATGAGATGTCGGTGATCTGATGGCAGCCACCTCCCACAATCATGCGGGAGGTGTGCCCGACAACGAGTCCGCCAACGACACTCTCACTTCCTTCATCCGGAGATCACTGAGTAACTCAGTGATCTCCGGATTGGTCGTTGAGAACGGAAAGGTCATCTTTTCCGACGTCGGGACGCTCGCTCCCACTTCTGCTGCATCATTGGCATGGTGGATGAGGGACAACTCGGGTCACCAGTCCGCGGTGTACCTCGCTACGCGAGGTATCCCCTATACCGGCTTCACATCTCAGGGGAGTACTAACGTCCTGCGCAGCCCTAAGCTGACTCGGAACGTGTACATCAACCCCATGCCTAGTGCTTATGCCACAGTGGACACATCGTTCGCGGCGGACTATGTGTCATCCCCGTCGACGTCTGCCTATGGCACAACCGTCACGTGGAGGTGGCCGCTCGACTCGCGGCTTAGTCAAGGCCTGGCCTCTGGGCCCGCACCTTTCTACACTGGCCCCGCTTCGTGCTACTTTGATCAGGATCAGGTTACGTCCGCTACCCCCGGCGCCGCCGCGTCTACCGCTGTGACGCCGCCCCTGCCCGTCGCCGCGATCCAGATCTCTTTCTCCCCGAGCGGATGGTCGGTGGCTTCGACTACTACGAATGCCGTTCCATACCAGCCCTCTACCTTCTCCGCGGGCGCGGGCGCCCCTGCCGTGGTGTCGTCTGCGGTGTCCTCGTCCTACGAGACGGTTCCTACAGGCGCTTTCCATATCGCGATTGGCTGGGTGGATTACGGCGGCTCATATCAGCACGCCACTATCCAGGTCGAGCCCTTCTCGGATAACGTTTCTAACCGGACGACGCTGACCATGCTCTTCGCTAGCAAGGCTGTGACGTGGACTCAGTCCACCCGCAGCACCTACGACAAGTATGGTGATAGAGACTTCGTGCCGGCGGGTCTCCGCTACGATGGCATCGTGAGCGGCGCGACCCTCGTGCACTTGGACGGTCCTGATCTCGGTCTGAACACCTGCAGCTACACCGGCTCGTCTAGCTCGTCTGCTGCACAACCAGGCTGTAGTTGGGTCTCCGTTCGCATCTACTACGAGGCTCCGGTGGCCGGAACTGCTACCCGCCTTCTTAACCCCGTGTCTTGCCGAGTCTCACTCCGTACGGTCGATGAACTCGCTCGTATTGGTGAGAACCTAGGCCTGTTGTCCACTCCTTCTATGCTCGCGGCACCTGGTAGAGGTGCATCAGCGGGGGGTAAAGCTCCTCCGACGCAGGCGAGGGGCGCCGAACCTACAGGTGTTGGCTCCGTTGGCGGTTCGGGTGGTATCACCCAGACCGGTGGCGGTTCCGGTGGCTCGGGTACTGGGGGTGGCGGTGTCGTCATTGGCAGCGGCGGGGGGGGAATGGGTCTACTATCGGACCCTGAGCTACCCACGACCACCCAATCTGCCAAGACTAAGGTGGGGAGAGTCGTCTTTGGCGGCGGAAAGGGAGGTCTAGATGGCTTCGACACGATTGACTAAAGCAAGGCTCGTTCTTTCTGGCGCCATGCTGTCACTCTGCGGATGCGCTACCACCCCTGCTCTCACCTCTGTGCATCCGGCGCCTGCCGTCTCCTCTGTCGAGGCACTTGCTGCGACGGACCTCTCTTGGTTGAGCTGGGGCGTCTTGGTTTGCGCCGGGGCCGCCCTCCTCGCGTATCTGCTTCGTGCCCATCTTCCTTTCAATGGTACGACGTCACGTGTGCTGCTTGCAGCCGCGCTCACGTTCGCCATTATCAGGTACGTCCTGGTGGTGGTGACGCCCTTCCTCTACACCGCACTCGTGGTGGCCGGATTGTGCACCGCTACCTACTACGCATTGACTCGAGGGCCCCAGCTTTATGCGAGCCTGCGCCACGCTTTACATAAGTGGCATGCCGGTCCGGGTGAGTGAGGACCCCTCACTCGCTAAGGACGGCATCTTCGGCGTGACGTACTACGACGGTCCAGATATCTCTCTTCGATCGTGTACCCCGTCCACCCCGCGCGTGAACCGCGCTCTTATCCATGAGATGCTGCATGTCGTAGATGACATGGGGAGACTAGCTCTTACCCATGATCAGATCCGCGTCATCGCGGCAGCTTTGGACTCAACGTTTCGGGATCCCCGGAATCGCTCGTTTCTATCATCACACTTCCAATGGAGAACATGACCATGGCCTACTGCTTTACCGGAGGCGCGCCGCAAGACGGCGGCTCCGCCACTTCTACGATTCGCAAGCTCATCAACACCGTCTCCGCCAAGGGCACCACCATGCCCTCGGTTGCCGCACGCAATGCGACCATTCGTGCTGCCGACTACGCCACGACGGGCACGCGCCCGTATGACGTCGTCGCTGCGATCGCTGCTAGCTACCCTGTTGCGTCGCCGTACACGGGCGCTGCAGCGAGCGTCACTGGCACCGGCGCTCCTATCACCACTACGCTGTCGGCAAAGGCTTCTACCAGCGGCATCAGCCAGCAGCCCGTTTATGGTCTCTACATCCGTATCGTCTCCAGCAACCAGATCTCGCTGGGGAGCGTTGGCTTCGCAGTCAACTGGTCGACGGCTGACGGACAGACCATGAACAACAACATCCTTCTGGACCCCGCCCAGCCGCTCGCCAATGGTAACGTCCAGGCGGAGGCTTGGGTGTTCCCGGCCTACCAGATCCTTGGCCGCTACGTCTACACGCCGGCGAACCTGGGCAACGAGGTCCTCGCTGGTGCCGTTTCTGTTAAGGCCGCACAGACCGTGCAGGTCGTGCAGGGTTACGGCTCTAGCAACTACCTCCCTACGAACGCTACCATGTTCATCACCGCACTGACGCGTGGTCAGCGCGAGATCGATGACGTGTTCTCGAGCTACGCCGCTACGGCGCAGCGTACCTCAACCCTCCTCCGGAGCATCTGATGGACCCCCGACGGCCTCTCGCGAATGCTGCTGTCCTCGAGGAGTTTGTGGACATTTTCTACTCGGATCTGGATAAGCGGCCGGCCTTGGTGGCCTGGCTTAAGCAGAACGCTTCTCCTTCTAGGTTGCGTGAACTCGAGCGCGCTATTAACGAAGACAAGGCGGAAAAGAAGCCGACCTTCGGTAGCGCAGTCGACTCCCGCGTTCGTATTTTGGAGAAGATGTGAAACCAGACATGATGTCAATGATGATGCAGATGATGCCTTTGATGCAGATGATGTCCGCATCAAAGGTGTCGTTGAAAGACATCCTCACCGGCTCGGGCTCTGGAGCCCAGATCCGTTCTCAACTGTTGATGACGCTCCCTGGTAACATGGAGACTAAGCAACACATTCTAACTGTTCTTCAAAAGGCGGAGGCCGTTGCGAAAACGCGCCGGACCGACCTTCTAGACGTTCTACTGGGCACCTCCGCAGATCCAACTCTGATGGATGAGCTCAAGAAAGGCATTAGAAAGCTATGAAGACCGAAGTGATCTTTGGCATCCTCATCGGGTACGTGCTCTGGCGCTGGTTCTCCGGCCAGGCGATCCTCCCCTCCTTCGCCGCGCGCGATGAGGAGATGGACTACGACTCGCTTGAGTACGACGACGCACCCATCTACGCCCTCAACTGATGTCCCTGGAACCAATCGACACGTTCCGCATGGCGTCGCGCCCCACCGGCTCGCAGCTTCGGCTGCAGCCGGTGGGCTCCTTCGCTTCTTACGCATGGATCACTCCTTTTGTGACGGGTGCCCGTGTTGTCGTTCCTTCCCGTTCGTACGTCGGGAAATCTGATCTGATGAACCTGCGCAAGGGCCTTACGCCCGATGTGTTTGAATCTGCCCTGATGGATCTCGTGAACGACGTCGATGACGCCATTCGCGTGTCGGATAAGGAGCAGAAGCCGTCGGGGGGAGACGATACCCTTGACGAGGCCCTCAACGCACTGCGCGCACATCTTCGCGTGGGGCCTTCAGCGTTCCGCGAGGTCTCCGCTGCCGAGTTGGCAGCTCCCGGAGAGGCAACCGGCCTCTTCGGTACTGAGAACTCGACCTCCCGTCGCACGAGGGAGATGACACCCTTCTTCGCGAACCGGATTTCTCCGGCGGGCTTTGCATCCGACGGGGTGTACTCTATGAGCGAGCTTAACAAAGCTATCAAACCTCTGGATCGACGTGTTGTGTCAGTCGCTTCTGACGTTGAGACCCACTTCTGGTATCAGGAGGGGCTCCTGACTGCTGACGCTACTGATCCTTTCCTCGTCAGCGACAGCCTGCGGAGGCTGGTGTGCTGTGGTGAGGGCCAGGGCGATTACAACGACGGTCGCGGCTTCCTTGGCCTGCTCTCCTCTATCGCATTGTGGGATATGTTCACTAACCTTCACCGTATGGCGAAGCGTGACTTTTCTGATCCTACCATGCTCGGCTTCCTCGCAGAGAACGATCTCAAGCGAGGGACTATCCCGAAGTTCGCAGAGCGGCTATATATGTTTGCCCATCTGGCGGGCTTCTGTTACTCCCCGATCTTGGCATACTGGCGCATCCTGGACACGCTGTTTGACATTCCCGAGTACGTATCTGGGATCCGTCGAACGCAGAATCCGGCCGACTTCGATCAGTTCCGTGCCCATGCTACCGCACTCCGCAACCTGCCGCTGCCCGCCCCTCTTGCGAACATTGTGGCGCACGTCACACCACGCAACGGGACGTACCTTCTCACCCCGCTTCACGCTACAGCGACGGACGCGTTGTTCGGTTCGTCTCGTGTCATCGAGAACGCGCGTACATACGCGATCGCTGGCGCTACGACGTTCCCCAGCATTAAGTCGCCTAAGATCTTTGAGGAATACGCAGGTTCCTCCAGTTCGCTGAAGGCCTTCTACCAACTCACCGCGGCTCTGCATGACGTGCTGATCCCCTCAAACCAGGGATCCATGGATACGGGCTATCTGTACTCCAAGTCGGCTACGCTATTCGGCTTCACGTCCACCCCGTCGCCCGTTGGAAACCCGCCTACTAAGGTGGTTGCCGATGGAATCGCGTTCGAGGGCGATGTGTCGACCTTCGCGGATGCGCTCCTTAGTGACCCAGTCCCCGCGGTGATCGCCTCGGGCCCGATTGCCCTGGTCACAACTCGAAAGGGCTACACCGAGGTGCCCTCTAACGTGTCGATCTTGCTTAGTGAGTCATACCGTATGGCGATTCCCCGCCGTATCGATGACGCCACTGTCACACGTACGCCCGCTAGGACGGGCGCTGACATCCTTGACTTCCGAGGCATGTCCACTGTGCCCCACGCACTCACTGAGGTCACTTGGAACCCTCGTTTCGACGCGGTCGTGCGACCATCCTATGAGTTCCCCAATACGCGTGCCTCCTGGTGCGTCGAGACGGGGCTTGATGAGGAAGACCTCTTTGTGTGGTTCAATACCCTCAAGAACATTGGCGATCCGCTCATTGATCACGTTCTCTCTACGTTCTGGGACGACGACGATCTTCTTGAGGGCGTCGTGGTGTCACGAGGCGTCGAGGCAAAGGAGCTGAATCTCTGCATTCGGTTCGCTACCCTCGGCGGCGTGAAGGTTCTGATGAATAAGGAAACCGAAGCGCCCTTCTACCCATCGCACCTAATTCAGCTTGCGGGCGACCGCATCGTGTCTGTTACGGATCTGGGTGCGCGCATCTATGCTCGCACCTCTTCTCCGGAACGGCCGAAGAAGCTGTTCTCGTCTCTCCGATGATTCGCGAGAGTGCCGTCGGGGCACGGGGGGGGGCTTCGGCCCCCCCTTCAGCCCCAGCATCCACTATCCCTGGCCTTATCAGGTACGGCGTACCCGACCTGGCTATCACGGACGGCGACGCCGTGCCTGTCCCTTTCTATGGTGAGCGTATTTCCAGAACCGATTGCTCGGCCGCGTTCAGGTCAGCCGCGTTCAAATATGTGGAAGTGGGGCGCGATATCGAGGATAGATCGGGGGCTCATCCACGAGAATGGTTAATGACCCCTGACTTATATCGCGCCTTCTCTGACAGAGCACGCACCCTCCTCAAGGGGGGACTGTCCTCCCAGGGGCTGAACGGCGCCTTCTCTGCGGACCAACTGAGCAAGTGGATGCCAGAGAATGGCGGTGCTTTTGGGTGGTACGTGCCACCTCTACTCAACTACGAGGCTCGGACTGAGCCGCGTTTCGACACGAGGATCACGGCATGGATCAGGCGTAAGATGTACACTGGCTGGCCTGACTTTCCATCCTTCATGCAGACTACACCACTTCGCGTTCCGACGGATAGTTCGCATGGTGCTCCTACCTTTGCATCAGGCATACCCGATTTGTTAGCGCACTTGGGACTTGCTTCCGAGATGTTGGAAGCGCACACCCCGGCTCGTGCCCACAGGCTGGCTAAGGAGGCTAACTCCCTTGCGAATGCCAGATTCCTGGGCGATAGAGCTGCCGTGATGACCCACTCACGCACGGGGCCTAATAAGAAACCGACACCCACTAGATTCTTCTCCGGTGGTAGGTTAACCGAAGCAGGCAGTACGACAGGACTCTTCTGTCGGCGTAGACACGTCCGAGGTGTGTCCACGTGGTTCAATGAGGTGATCCGCGGCCCTATCATGTGGTCGCAACTAGGCCTCAAAAGGTGGGGTGGTTTCTCTCACGGGTCTGACGAGTCTATGCAACGCAAGTTCAGAGACACGTATAGGCGTGCATCACACTTTGGCCCCGTGCAGCTGATCTCTGATGACTCCTCTAATTACGACGATACCGTGTCCCTCGTGCATCTCGAGCAGATGCGTGATGAGGTGTACCTCTGGCCTGATGATTTCTATCGGTGGGCGTACACTGAGACCTTGTCTATTCCCGTTCTTAGCGGGCCTCTCTACGAGCGCGACACGGCTTCCTTGACCCCGAGGCACGGAGGCGTCGCTTCCGGCCTGATTTCGACTACCTTGGACGACACGGTGGTGAATATTTGCATCATCGTGACCTGTATTTCTCACGCATCCAAAAGGTCCGTGCAGAAGGTCCTAGACGCGTTGGATTCAGGTGAACTCGCCATCTGGGTTCAGGGTGATGACACACTCATCTTTACAAGCTGGGAGATTGACCGTGCCGCGTACAAGTCGTTGGCTCTGGAATTCGGCTACATTCGGAAGATCGAGGACTACCCGATCTTTCTGATGCGATGGTACGACCCCAGATCGCTGAGCGGCTCATACGGGAGTTCAATCCGTGCAGCGATGAGGACTGCTACCCGTGAGTCTAGAGCTCTTGGTCCTCACTTCGAGCGCTTTGCGACCTACATTAGGTGGTCCGGTGTCATCGATGACCCACTTCGTGAGGAAGCCGTATGGTTATCTTCTGACCTTCCGTACGACAAAGATGATCTGATGAACCC